GGGGCCGCGAAGGACAGCTTCACGAAGCCGTGGTCGCTGACCAGGAACTCGGCCAGGGTGTCTTTGCCGCTACGGGCGCGGCCGGTGATTCCGATGATCTTCATGGGGACTCCAGAAAAGGAAAGGCCCGCACGAGGCGGGCCTGGTGGTAAAGTGAACGGACCTGTAAGGAGACCGTTAAAATGGACGGAGTTGGCGACCAAGAACAGAAGCGCCTGGAGCAGGTCCAAGAATTCGCAGTGCGTCTTTACGGCCTGCACGCGGCAGCTAACCTACTCGACATAAGCAACGTACTGACTGAGCAAGCGGTGGAGCGGGCGGAGTTCGTTGATACGGAGTTGCGGAAGGTATTGGCTAATCTTGGGGCAGCGGTGACAGAGATGCCTGGCACCATGGGGGAACCAGTGGTTTGGGTGGTTTACCGTGGCAAGCTGGTGCCGCGCACTGGGGAACTCGTCTATCGGGATCGTTGGCACAATCACCTGATGAATCCTCACCAGCCAATGTTTCCCGATGGCTGAGGTTTGGTTGATCTAGCGGGCCAGTGGTAGCCCTGGCCCGCGAATCCCTACAGAGTCGTCAGACAGGTTTCCACAGCTTCACTTCCTTGGTCTTGGGGCTGTAGTCGCCGTAGCGCAGGATTCGCGCGAGGCGTGCTTGGCGGATCGCATCGTGCTTCGACAGCGGCTCGGTGCCGCCGCGGGGGATGCGAGTGGTGTAGGTGGTGACGACGGTGTTCCACAGCGCGCCGAGGTGCTCCTCGACGGGCGCATCGCGGTACGCCTCGTGGATTGGCATGAGCAGCTCGTCCGCGCCCTTGTGGCCGATGCCGGGGAAGCCGGGGTAGTTGTCCACCTGGTCACCCGTGAGCACCTGCTTCATCCAGAACAGGTCAGCGTCGTGAGCCGAGATCGGCCGGACGCCCACGTCGGGACGGTTGGGGTTGTAGAGACGGATGCCGGGGATCGTCTGCATGTCCTTGTCGATGGACACGACGATGCGGCTGCCTGGCGCGCGCTTCGGATTCGGGTGCGAGGCCAGTAGGCCCAGCACGTCGTCACCTTCCAGGTTCTCGATCTCCACGATTTTGTCGCCGAACTCGTCGTAGACGAACTCGTCGAGCACGTACCACAGGGCAGGCTTGTCCTTGCTGGCACGGTTGAGCTTGTAGGTGGGGTCGATTTCCTTGCGGAAGTTGTGCTTCTTGCAGGACAGGGCCAGCAGGTAATCACGCGCGCCGAACTTCTCGACGATCTCGTCGATGTAGTCCTCCAGCTTCGCCTTCGCGCGCTCGGGCTGGATCGCTTCGACCTTGTTGCCGTCGCCGTTCCAGTCGATGTTCGCGGTGTTCGAGAACGCGAGCTGGTAGCGCAGCACGTCGGCGTCGATCAGCAGCAGGGGGCCGCGCTTGTTCATGCGTCCACCCACTGCCATCCCACGAGCGCCAGCGCGAACCAGCGGTGCAGCCAGTTCGGACGCTCCCGGACCTGCACGAAGAAGTTGCCGCCGATGACCCAGGAGCCGGCCGCCTGCGGTGGCCGATAGGTGACGTAGGAAGTCATGGCCGCTTCTCCGGGTGGCGCTCATACCACGCCTGTAGCTCGGCGGCGTAGCGCTTCATTCCGGCCTGGTACTCCGGGCCGTCGCCGAGCGGGTACTCGTGCTCGTCGCACACGAAGTCGGTGGTCGGGATGGTGTACGGAATCTGCGTGCAGGAGTTCCCCGTACACATCGACTGCCACATGATGATGTAGGAGTCCTCGCTGTGCCCTTTCAGGCACGAGCCATAGTCCGCACTCGGCGGCCAGGGCTTCATATCGCACGCAGCGAGGCCAGCACACAGCGCCAGGATCAGGAGAGCGCGCTTCATACCATGCTCTCGTGTACGGCGACCCAGCACTTCTCGCTAACGCGGCGGATGAAGTAGATCGCGGTGTTCCACTCCATGGGGCGCAGCATGCGCTCCGTGCAGCACGGGCACTTGGCGTTGTAGGCGTGAACCTCGGGCTGGTGTTCGAGCACAGCCACGCGGTAGGTAGTACACGGAGCGATCAAGCGGACATCGCCGTCAGCGGGGCCGCCAATGAAATGCACGCGAAGCTGATTCTCGTTCATCGGTTCGATTCCTTGAGGACTTCCAGGGCGCTCGCCTTGTCGGCGTTGCAGCGCAGGAGGCCGTCCTCGGCGTTGCCGCCGAAGCGGTAGAGGTCGTAGGTGGTGGTGGTCGGGTCAGCCATCACGGCGTCGAGTGAGGAGTGCGTGCCCTCAATGACGGTCGGCTGGAGGAACTGCTCCGGCACGACTTTCGAGGTGTGCGCGGCGCAGCTCGTCAGGAATGCGGCGAGACAGGTAATCGCCAGTTTCCGGGTCAGCATTTGCTGCAATCTCCACAGAGCGGTTGGTGGTGGCGCGGGCGTTCCGCAGCGCTGCATCGAAGGCAGAGCGGCGCACGGCTTCGCGGTTGAGGGTCTCGACGGTCTGCTTGAGGTCGGCCAGTTCCTTTGCCGACTCCTCCAGCTCCGCCACGCGCTGGGCCATTGCGGTGTACTTCCAGGCTGCGAAGCCGCCAGCCGCGAGCGCGGCAACGACCAGCAGCGCCGCGAGGGCGCGCAGGATGTTGGTTGGGTTCATCGGTTCTCTTGGACGTAACAGGCGACTCGCAGAAGCTCCGAGGGAGTCGCGTCGGACTTGATCTGATTCGCGCGTGCGGAGATCACGCGCACGTTGCCCCGGACGTAGCCGAGGTCAGGTTCGATGCGGTCGAGCGTGGGTGAGTTGGGGCCTTGGGCCTTGCGCCCGACAGCGCGGTACAGCGGGATGCCCAGCGCCGGGCAGAAGTCGGGGACCACGATGTCGTCCGACGTGAGGTCGAACGGCAGTCCCTTCCTTGCTGCCCGGCGTTTCGCTTGGCGCACCAGGGCGAGTGCAATGTCCCGCTTGCCGCGGGTCAGTGCGTCTCGGCCCAATTCCTTCCGATCTTGAACTCGCCATCGAGCGGACAGCGGAAGCCGAAGTTATCGCCAGCCTTGCGGATGGCGGCCTGGGCGGTCTTGCCCACGAACTCGGCCTTGTCCTCGTCCACTTCGATCTGCCACTCGTCATGGACGTTGGCGAGGAACTCGTAGTGGACGCCCGGCACCAACCCTGCGGCTTGCAGGTCGGCGTCGAGGATCACCAGGGCTTTCTTCATCACCAGCGCACCGGCCGACTGGAGCAGGGTATTGAGCGCGGCGTGGTCGCTGCGGATGTGCAGCTTCCGGCCGTCGAGACCGATCAGGTATCCCTTCTCGGCCGCGCGCTTCTTGACCCCGCGTACCAGCTTCTCCAGCGCAGGCAGCCCGGCCAGGAATTTCGAGCGGAGCTTCGCCCCGGCTTGGCGACCCTTACCCACGATGGAGCCGAGCTTCGCGTCGCCTGCCCCGTAGAGGAAGGCGTAGATGAAGGTCTTGGCGTTGTCGCGGGTGGGCAGTCCTGCGGCCGATTGGTTGACGGAGTGGATGTCGCCTTCGAGGATGACCTTGGCGTATTCGCCGCCGTCGTGCTTTGCCATGAAGTGCGCCAAGCAGCGCAGCTCCAATCCCGAGGCGTCCGCGCCGACCTGGAGCTTCCCTGTTGGGACGCAGAACAACGAGCGGCACTCGAATCCGTAGCCGCCTTCCTGGCCCTTGAGGATTCCCTTCTCCTTCGAGTGCTGGACCTTCGGCACCTGAGCGATGTTCGGCTTCGAGTGCGTCATGCGGCCGGTCACCGCTGCGTTCTGATTCACGCTGCCGTGGATGCGGCCGTCCTTCTTGATGGCCTTGAGCCACGCCTCGTCGCCTTCGGCGAGCTGGCCGAGGCGCTTGTTGACGATGAAGTGCTCCAGCAGGAGCGGGATGATCGGGAACTTGAGCGCGCCCAGGACTTCTTCGTCGATCTTCGGCTG